TGTTCTCTGCCTTCTGGTTCTGTTCCACCCGCTTCGGCATCAGAGGCGCCAAACTCATCTGATTCTAGGTCGTCGGTCCCTAGGTCATCTAAGTCTGCGTCTGTTGTGTCCATGTCCATCGTGTCATCGGCGCCCATAGGGTCTGATGCTACTTCTTCTCCGGTCAAAATTCTTACACCGTTGTCCAGTTCTTGTCTGGTTGTCGTTAAAGTGGCTTCCGCCTGTTCAATCGCTGGTTGGATTTTTTGTAGGAATGCGTCTGATTTCTCAGCACCCATCTCGTCTCTGATTCTGTCTGCCAGTTCTAACATGCCTTCTGTCTTCATTGATGCTAGATCTTCCAAGAATGATGTGACCTTGTCCATCATGTCTTTTGCGGCTAAAATTAATTCTGATTGTTCCTCAACACCTTCTTTGGTCATTATCTTGCTGACGATCTTCTTCTCGTCTTGGTCCAGTGCCTGGCCCTTGTCCAGTTTGCTTTTCGCTGACAGTGTCGTTGATGCTACCTTGGTCATTGGATCTGATGAACCGCCGTACTCCGCAAGTTTCCTCTCTTGTATCGCTTGGTTGATGATGTCCAACATCATTTGGTTCTTCTGGTAACCGTCGTCCTTGAGTTCCTGTCCGAAGTGTGTGTTCTGTGTGATCTCGTGTATCTTTGTTCTCACGTGATTGGCGTAGTCCTGCAGTTCTTCCTCGTTGAACTGTGACAGATCCATTGTCATGTTGAATCTAGATTCGAATTCTTTCAGCAATGATTCTGTTGTGATAGGTTTTGTAAGGTCTAAGCTCTTCATACTGTGTTTATTTATTATCTATGCTCCGAACGTGTCATTAAAGATCTGCTGTATTTTAGCCTTGCACTCGTCCGCTAGGCGGTTTGCGACGTCCAACCTATCCCAGTACACATCCTCCATCTGTTCGTCCTTGTTCTTCTGTGCCTCCCGTATCATGCGTTTGGCACTCTGTATGTCAAACAGTTGTGAAGCGTGTTTGGCGTCAACGTCCAATATGTTGTAGGGCACGTTCTTGCCGTCCGCCAGGTAGTGTGCCACCAGTATGGCAGTTTGTTTGAGGTTGATGTCTTCGTGTAAGATTTTGGCTTCCATCATGTCCGCTATCACGTACACGTACCTGGTGCCCGTGTGCTTCTTGGGTACGATGGCTATGTTGCCGATAAGGATGCCCTTTGAGAACTGCTTGGGCAGGTGGCGGAACGGTTGACGTGCCTGTTCCCGTTGTGCTAGATCCGCCAGTTTAGACTTCAGCCCGTAGGCTTCTATCTGTTTTACCAGTTCTGATTTATTTTTTCCTGTCATTGGCCACAAACTTTATCTTCCTATTTAAAGCATATTGCATGTGGGTGTCAAGTTTCTTTCGCACGAAGATGGCCTTGTCCGCCAACCTCTTGGCCTTGTCCGCGTCCTCCGGAGACAGTTGGTCACTCCTGAATGATTCTGTCGAGTGTGCCCGGATGAATTCAACGTCGGTGTCTGTGACGTAGACCTTGGCCCGAGGTGCTATCTGTATGAACATGTATTGATAATATTAGCCTGGCATCTTCATCAGGATCACCACCACCGTTGATAGTAAGCCTGCGACCACTGTGCCCGCCGTTGCTATGATTGTCTTTGTCTGTGACTTGTGACCTTGGGTCATCTCTTCGTTCATTTTACCTAGACGAAGTTCGATCGCACTCAGTCTGTCGTGTAAGCCTTTGTATCTCTCTGAACAAAGGTCCACGTGTGCTTCAAGGTTCTGTTTCTCTAATTCTGTTGTACTCATCAATATTATGTATTCTCTTAATTCCTGTTTGATCTCTCTGATCTCCGCCGTTATAGCCTGGAACTGTGCCTGTCGCATTGCCTGGATGAGCCTCTGTGTGTTTTTGTTTGTGCCTAAATGTACTGTTATTTATCGATGGGACCGGCGTATGAAAAGTACGTGTTTATGATCCCGCCCGCCAGTGCACCGATGATCTTCTGCCTGTCCGTGCCAGTCATTTCTTTGGTGACAAAGGTGTGTATGGGCAGGTGTGCTGTGTTGGTGCAGTCCGCGACAATGGGTATGAGGCTGAAGTCCTCCACCAGGTTCTCGGTGGGGTCTGTGAAGTCTCCGTACACTCCCGACTGTTCAGTGAAGAACTGGAAGTGCCATGTGGAGTGTGCACCTTCGTAGTAGGATCCGAAAGCATGGTTACACAGGTTGGGCAGTTCAACCTTCTGCGGTGGCTGTTCCCACGTGATGTTACCCCTCATCTGTAGCAGTTGCAACATGGTACTGAAGTTTGAATTCTGGTCACGTGCTATTGCGAGCGTGTGCTTGTCGTGTACTTTGTTGCCTGCTGACGTGGTGAAAGGGAATTGCTGTTTGAGGTTTCCGTTGTTGGTGATGTCTACCAAGGTGTGTATGCGGTACTCATACATTTGTGTTTCTTTCCGATTGGGCCTTTCCTACTATTTTGTGAAGTTCTTTTTCTATGACACAGTCCACGTGTGTAAATCCCAACTCTTTGGCCATTTGATATCTCTGACGTCCTTTCCAAACAACCAGGACCCTGCCATCTTTCTCTGGTGCCTCGGCCGGTAGGTCTGGACTGCTCCTTTTGTAAAATTTTAGATGAATGTTCTGCCAGTATTTCTGTGTCATCGGCCACAACATCAAAGGCTGTTCCATTTCACCTTTGCTGATGCTGTCTTTCAATGAATCACGATCCGGTATCTCTTGGTATATCGATGCCGTCTGGATCTCGTCCATGGACATGGTCACTATCTCGTAAGGATTTCCGTTTTCCATGGGAAACATTTTTGTTGCTTTGAGGTGTTTCATACTGATATTTAACTGATAAAAAAAGGGCGGACCTAATTAAAGATCCGCCCCTTGGTAATTAGAATCTACCGAGATAGATTAGAATTATACGTTACCCACAACTGCTACTGTAGTTCCGCCCACGTCGATTTTAGCATCTTCTGATGTAGATGTTGAACTCGCTCTACACTCGACTGTTCCCATCGCTCTTAGAAAAGTCTGTAAGTTCGCCGCCGCTGTCGCTGTTGGCGTTCCAGACAAATCAGATTGATTTGAGTCTTCCCAAGAGTTTGCTCTTTCGATCGCAACTGTCAACGTACCGTTAGTTGTTGTGATGTTGTAGTACCTTAGAGTACCTCGTGTTTGAATCCCTTGTAGGATCCTGTCCACGATTCCGTCTTTGTGCGTGTTTCCGTCGATGTCAACTGCTGTTCCTGATGTGTCAGTTACCACAACAGTAAAATACTCTTGTGCAACTTCACCGTCAGTTCTAGTATCTGCTACGAAAACTGCATTGTTATTTGAGTTAATTGGCATTTCTTATCCTCCTAATATTACAAACTATTACGATACAACTGCCGCAGTCAAGATACCAAGTTTAGTTTCTCTAACTGTTGCTGAAGTTATGTCTGCTGTAATTGTTGGGTAAGATGAAGAAGATTCATCCAAAGCCTTGATCGCTTCTTCAAGTAAACCACCTGCGCCTAATGTTTTCTCAGCCGCCGCACCTAATGTGTGCAGTTCGTCTGTTCTAACACCGTAAGTTTTTTGTGTGCCGGTATCCGTTAATGGACCTTCAAACAAAATTGTGCAGTATTGGCCTATTGTTTGTCTCACAAGTTCTAAACCAGCAGTAGCCGAGCCTGCAGAAACACTTCCTGTTTCTGAAGCCATACTGTTGATGAAGTCCACTGTGAAGTATGTTACATCCACTGAACCCACTTCGAAGTTTTGGTTAAGTGAAAAGTTGTTTTGTGCTATTGGCATTTGTTATCCTCCTTTTTTCTGTTAACATAATGCTTTGATCCCGCTCAGGGATCAAGTTGCAAGTATTTAGTGGTAAGATTGGTAAATTATGCTGTAATATTAAGATTTGAGCCACACTTCATCACTTCTCACACGTGAATGACGATTATAACCAAGGTTACGCAGTATTTTCCTAGATTCTTCAACTATCTTGGGCCTCTTGCGTTCCTTCATCTCAATGTTGATCACGGGACTGTTTCTCTTCAGGGTCTCCTGTGCACCTCGGAGCACTGGTATCTCGAACCCATCCACATCTATCTTGATGTAGTCAAGATTACGGAGATCGAAACTGTCAAGGGATCGACATTCTATGTCGCCATCGCGAGGTGTGGTGTCCCCCACCACGTAGTTTAGATGTGTGTGATTGGTGCCCTGTTCGGCCGTGTGTGAATGTGAGCTCAACCCATATGGATACAGTGTCACGTTTGATTCTGTGATGTTCCTGTTGAAGCACTCTCTGAAGTTGGGGTTGGGTTCGAAACAGATCACATGGTCGAACCTCTTGGCCAAGGGTCTTGCCCATTCGCCAACGTTGGCTCCTATGTCCAGGCATACACGCCATTGCTTGACATATTTCAAACTGGCATCTCTCTGTGCCTGTTGACCGTTGCCTGCCTCTTCTAGGTAAGTGGGTTCGGTGTGATGGAGATAGTATACCCAGTAACTATTTTCGTTTGGCATCACATTCCTTACAAGCACAGTCTGGACAGTCCCTGCACTCGGTACAGGATTTTCTACAGTGCTGTTCACACCCACACTTCTCACAGATGTACTTGATCATTTTCAAAATGCCCTCTCTAAACATCTGTCACAGTCACAGTGATCACACTTCTCACAGTTAGAGCAGGGCTCATCGCAGTGTGGATCGCAGTTGCACCTATGGCAGATTTTTCTTGGTTCTTCCATTACAGTTCCTTGAATTTCTTCAGTATGTCAGTGTTGGGCAGTTTGGCTTGTAGTTGCTGTTGTAGCCTGTGTAGGGTCTGAATCTTCATCTTTGAATCCAACTTTGTGTAGTTGGCCACTGCTCGCCTTATATTCTTGAGGTTGGCGTCTGTTATGTTAAGTGCCCTCTCAAGATGTGTTAGATTCTTGTAATGATCCTCCCAGGTCCTTAGGTATCTCCTCAGCGCCATCACCGGTACCGGCTGTCTCTGTCTCATGGCCTGTGCTTGGTCCTTGTTCTTGAGCTTCTTGGTTATCTCAGGATCACCCGACACGATGGCCAACATGTTTGATAGATCATTGTTGATCATCCTCACTTGGTCGAATGTGCCCTTGGCCATGGTCTGGTCCGCATATGATTTAGCGAACGATTGTGTGTCCTTGTTCTGACTCATCAGGGCTAGTGCCAGGAAACTGAGGTATATCCTCTCAGTGACCTCTGGGAAAGTGTATCTCTGCAAGTCACTATGTCGCCTTATGACCTTGCCCTCAGATACATACTTTAAAAATGGTGTTAACATACGGGTATTTATAGGGCTTATGCAACGAAACTTTATTCTCACAGACGTAATGAAGACTGGCTTTCATCAGGACCTCGAGAATTTTATTTCTATGCACAGTATAAAGGATCAAACTTTTGAAATGACTGGAGAATATTACTCCTTACATGGCTACGACTTGGACAGTTTCGATCGTAAATTTGCAATAATTGATATGAGGACGGCAAATATCAGACTGAAAGATAATGAAGAGTTCAACACAGAATTAGAAAGACGTTGTAAATTACTACATAGCCAGGGATTTGTCTTTATAAAATCCAACCCATGGGAGTCATTGGAGAACATCAACAATACAGTACAATATCCAGAAATAGAGATAGAACATGTAAGGTGGACAGGAGGGGTAAGTTGGTTTTGGTATTATATGTACAACAAGCACAAAGATAAAACATTTGACTTCGACCACTCTAACAAGAAATACGATTTCCTATATCTGAACAAGATGTCCAGACCACACAGGACAAAACTTTATGACAAATTAATAGATAAGGGTGTATTAGAAAACAGCCTATACACATCGTGGCCGAGTAGGAAACTGCCTGCCGAGTACGAACTGCCATGGGCACAGGACTATCCACAGTACGGCATGGATCAAGACATATTTGAAAAGCCATACAACGACACTGCCTGTAGTATCGTGTCAGAGACCAACGACAACGATTATGAAGTGTTCATGACCGAGAAAATATGGAAGCCAATTATCGCACAACAGTTTTTCATCGTGCATGGCAATTACCTATATCTGCAGAAGTTGAGAGAGATGGGATTTAAAACTTTCAACAATTACTTCGAAGAGGTTTATGATTTAAACAGACATCCTGGCGCAAGGATCGATACCATCGTTGACGTGTGTGATAGACTTCGTGATGCCCCGTGGCAAGACATGTATCTGCAAAGTCAGGCACTACGACAATACAATTACAATCACTTTTTCAATGCAGAAAAGTTAAGCAATGAAATTAATAAAACTTTGAATCTATTTCTTGAATTTGCTGATAGCCGTCAAGTTCCTTCTTGAGAATCCTAATCTATCCACAAGTTTGACAGCATTACCTGACTTGTCAACAGCGACAAATCCTTCTGGCTCTGTGACCTCCAGTCCGCCGTCCGTCTGTTGGAATGATCCTATGGCCTGTGCTTGGTTCATTTTTTTGAGTACGAATGCTTTCATTGTCTGCACCGCTCTATAGAAAGTTAGCATGGCCTGTAATGGCTTCTTTGCCCTGTTAAGGAACACGGGCATCTGTTTCATCTTATCTTGTCTCAGTTGTAGAGCCTTCTGTGCTTTCAGTCCTGACATTTGCTGTTGCATTCTATCGTTGTAGAATTTCTTAAAGCCTAGTAGAAACTTGTTTGCATCGTTTGGCAGTTGTCCTTGTCTCACCATGGCGTTTATGTACATCTGGAACATGGGTATGAAGTCTTGGTTCTGCCCCAGCACACTTGATAGATTCCTTGGCACACTGTTCAACAGGTTCTCAAGTTTCTCTATTCCGTTATAGAATTGTTTTGTTTCATCGTCAGTGAACTTAGCACTGCCAGACACGTCTTTGTAAGTGGCATTGTCAAAGAACACATCATTGCTCTTGGCGAATGAACTCACGTCTGCTCCTCCCTGTGCGTTCATGTCCGCTAGGGCATCTCCCACGTATGTTGTGTGGAATATAATCCCCACCTTTGCTCTATCTATCTGTTTACCTAGATCACTTGCTTCTGGCACTGCGTATGTGATTGTGTTGGGTGTAAATGTTAAATTGGGTTTGCCGTCCACGTTCTTACGTGTGATGTCCTCGTCTGTGAACAACAAGTCTCCCTGAACAACACCCTGTATGTTCAGTTTTTTAAGATGCACAAGACACTTCAACAACTTCTGTCCTAGGTCGTCTGTACCGTGATTGTTCGCTATGTCTCGCTTGGTATAATTGATCTTTGCGTTCTTGGCGAACACTGATTTGGTGCCCACAAAGAACTTACCGTTGTCTGGATTGGTACCACACACCACAGCAGGTGCACCGTCCCATTTCACAGACACACTCATGGCCTCTGAACTTGTGCCTTTGAGTGTCAGTAGTAGTCCCCTGAAGTATTCCAAGACCGCCTTGCCGCCCTCGTAGCCGTCGGTTATAACTATGTCCTCGATGTGTTCAAGGTGTGTCCTCTTAAACTCTGTTAGGACATCTTCTATCAACATTGGTTAGTCCTCTTTGTATTCGCCGTCTTTGATTTTAAGCAGATTTTCTTTGACGTCTCTGTTCTCTTTGATACGAGCAACGCCTTTGCTGAATTTGGATGCATCCATGTTCTTGAGTGCTGAATTGAATTTCTTCTCTAGTTTGAATGCTGTGTCTTGATCGAAATTCTCTCTTATATAGGTCATCAGTCTTATGGCACTTTCCAGGATGTGAGAAGCCCTGCTCTCCACGACCTCCTCTTTGTCTCTCCTAAGAGGCATTGAGCTCAATTCTTCTAATAAACTTCTAGTATGTTTCTGCATCGTAGGTATTTACTTCTTATTGTAGCACAATTCTAGCATAAGTCTACTCATTTTACTTTTCTAAACACGAAATACTTACGTTGATTGGTGTCATCACGTATATCTAGCACCTTTAGATTGAACATCTCTGATAGTTCTATTATAAACGGAACATTCCAGGCAAAAAATTCTATCCAATCTGCCTCGGGTCTGTCGTGTTGCACACCCGGGTTGACTCTGAAGAACATGGTGCCACCATCTGCTAAAAGATTGACACATCTTGACACCTCCGCTATTATCTTGTCTCTGCTACCGAAATTCACCGAACCCAGACACAATATAGCGTCAAACCGTTGATCCGTCTTGTAGTCCAGTGTGCTAACTTCAAAATCCGCTCGATCGTTATAGGGATCAATTCCTACGAGATTGTCTATCTTGCCCTTGAACTCGTTATAGCCACAACCTACATCAAGAACTGCCCTTGGTTTGAGACTGTTCACTTCGTCGATAAGTGCCACACCCGAGTACTTCCATTTCTTCATGTCGTTCTGCCAGTACTTGGAGAAGTACTTGTGCAGACAGGCATTGTCTATGGCCTCCACGTATTGCTCCAGTGTGTCGCAACGTTCCACTTCCACACCGAATGTTTCCAAGATGTATGGTTGTGTTATCTTCGTGAGATCGTTTTGGCTGTGTGCCAATAATTGTGCAAATATTTTTTTGTTCATACACTATATTATATTATTTTAAACTTAAGGTCTATATCTTTTTCTTGATGGGCTTCGACAGTATATCTCTGGTCTGGTCTGTCATGACCCCTGTGATTACCAACATGGGTCTGGGTCTGTTGCTGGCGTTCGCTGTGGCGTGTGGAATGTTCTGCCAATCAAATTTGTGTATGTCTCCCGCCCTCCATCTGTCAAACTGCTCATTGCCATACATCAGGAACTGTCCAGGTTCCCAGTCCTGTAGCATCACCATGACACGGACAACATTGTTTGGATCAGCATCCAAGTCATACAGTTTGTCTATGTGCATGTTCAGTACCTCGCCTGTGAACTGTATGTGTAGTTTAGATTTAGTGGGCTCCATGGCGAAGTAGTCTGTCATACGTTGTAGAGTTGGACATTTGGTGAAGTCGGCCAGTCCCCTGTATATGGTCATCTTGGGGTCGGCACCTGCTGTCCTTAGATCATTCTCTTCTGCTTCTACATCAACATTGACGTTTTCTCTGCCCGTACCTTCCCTACGGTTGCCCCAGTTCAATGGCTTGGCATCATCAATAACCGTTTGTAGTTCGGTCTGCCACCCGCCCGTGAACTTGCCCAGGTGTTGAACACAGTCTGTGTCCCGGTGCCACTTGTTGAAGTGATAGTTGCTTCTTGCTCTTGCGTCTTCCCAATTACTTGTAGACATATACCTGTATTCCTTTGTGTGCGTAATTATGTATCCTTCCCTTTGTGTCAGGAAAACTTATATCTAATAACCTACACAGGTCAACATTGTCTTTGGGTTGATGAATCTTATCTTTGTTATCTTTGATGAACTGCATTGTGTCTCGGTTCTCTGCCTGTATGTGTTCCCACATGAGGTCGAGGTTTACAAAGTGTTGGTAGTTGGGATATGTGATTGTGAACTCGCCACAAAGTTTCCACCATTCAAGGCACTCAAAATCGTTCCTGTACACCATCACTATGGGATGGCCTAGATCCTTGAGATGGTCAAGTTCGTGTGCGAAAGTGTGTGACTTTATGATTCGCTTGCCTGTGCCCGAGAAAGGAAGATCCCAATTATCCCTTGTTGCCCTGAACTCCATTCCCGGATCAAAGTATGCTCCAATGTGCATGAGATGACTGCGTCCAGGGGTATCGGCATCGTGCCAGTAGGTCCTTGCTTCAGAATAGTCAGTGTGATCTATGTCCTCACTCCAGTAGATATTCTTGACGACACTACTCCATTTTGATCCCGGTGCCCCTGTGAACAGTATGTACATTATTTGGTCAGCTCTTCTTTGTACACAGCATTGTAACCCAACTGATTCTTTCCAAAGTCAGACAGTGTTTTCAATGCACCCGGTGTGATGAATGACTTCAGCGTCCTCACTGCGGCGTCACCCTCTGCACCCGTTCTCCATTCGTACTTGCCAACCTTCTTCTCGATGGCGGCCACCGACTCTGGATCCTTGATCATCTTGTCCAAAGCGGCAACAAGTTTCGCTTTGTTTGGATTGCCCGCGTTCACCCAGAATGCTTTCTGTAATGCATCTCTCCAACTTTTGACCAGTTTGTATGCATCATAGAAGTCACCACTCGGTGCGACTCCGTATGTGGATTCATACAGTGCTTCGAATGTTGGCTCTGTGAAGTTTGGATCAGCATCATGCTCACCCGTTTTTACATTCAGTAGTCCATGATGGAACCAAGTGTATGCGTCACCTTTGCCTATCACTGGCATCACGTGTTTCTTGTATGCGGCAGGGTTCTCCCTTGTAGCGTTCAAGTCACCTCTGATGAATGCAAGTCTCCTCTCTGAACCTTTCATACCTTTTACCCATACTATTTTTTCTTCAAATGTTTTTACTGGATCACCGTCAGGTCCTGTAAGCAACATAACGATTGCCATGATCTCTGGGGTCATTCCAGATCCTGACGGAAACTGTATAGGTCCGTTTTTCGTGTCTGCCTTGTTCCTTGCACCCACAATGATGTTAAGGTTCATGTGTCCCACTGATTCCCAATCAAAGTAGTTGTACTCAACTGGCTCCACAAGATACGATATACCATTACCACCGTGTGATACTAATATGGTCTTGTCGTCGAACCTCAGTTTATTTTGGAACTCGTTCGGTCCCAGTTGATCTCTTGCACCTGGCTTGTAGATAAGATTGATCTTCTCACCCAGGTGTTTCTCCCATTCCGCTACAACTATCTGTGCCCACACAGAAGTTCCACCAGAAGGTTTTTGAGGCACGATCAAGTTGTAATCTGCCAAGGCTGTTGTTGTCATTAACACCAACGCCATTATTGTTTTCTTAAGCATAGTCTAATCGACTCCTTTTTGTTATTCCCCAATACAGTAGCAGTATAACACATGCCATCAAGAAAATAAAGATAGGTCTTGTTATTAAATCATTTACTGTATGTAAGGATGTTAGTTGATAAGTGAGGTTATAAATCCTGTCACTCAATATGTACCCAATCAACAGTGCTGGCCTGCTGACTTGGAATTTTTTACAAAGCACTCCGAATATAGAGAATGCTGTCAGTACCGCTAGGTCTTCCCACCCTCCTGTGTACTGTAAGGTTGCCCAAACAATCACAGCAAGTATGAAAGGGAAATAGTAAACGTATGGAATACGTGTCACCCACCCTGCGAAATATGCCAGTCCATAACACAAGACGGCAGTGATGATCGTTCCAAGCAGGAACGCATAAGTCATGCTGTCAAATAATTTGTCGTCGTAGAACGTATCAGGTGATCCCAGATCGATGCCTAGGTATAGAAACAATCCCATCAGTATCGCGGCGAAACTAGCACCTGGTATACCAAATAGCACAGTGGGAATGAATGACGAGGCCTTCTGTGCATTGTTGGCACCCTCGGCGCCCACCACTCCTCTTACATTACCATCACCAAACTTCTCCTTTGGATTGGCCGCGACCGTGGCACCGTATGCCAACCAGTCCGCCATTGCACCACCCAGTCCAGGTAGCAGTCCTATGAAAGAACCTATGGCGCCACCTCTAACACTATCCTTCCAACATCGTACAGTATCCTTGACCCCTTGTTTGAGATCATTCCAACTGCCGTGTTCTGCCCGTATCGTTGTGGTCTTCTTCCTGTTGAACCATCCGTCCCAGAGCTCTGGTATGGCGAAAAGTCCTGCCATGTAAGGTAAAATCTGTACACCGTCTTCGAGGTATCGCCAACCCATCGTGAATCTCGGCACATTGTTCACATCAACACCTACCAGTCCAACGGTCACACCTATGACAATAGCAAGTACACTCCTAACATATTTCCTAGTGGACACAAATCCCACAGTGACAAATGCCAATAGTACCAATGCCCACAGTTCGGGTATGCCCATGTACATCACAACTTTGGTGTACCAAGGCAAGAATAAAAATGTTAGTGATCCCCAGAACAGACCATTGCATGTTGATGATGTGATAGCGGCTGAAAGAGCCCTAGTGGCCTCACCGTTCTTGGCCATGGGGAATCCATCCACCATGGTGGCCGCCGCTGAGTTGGCTCCTGGTATGCCCAACAGCACGCCTGCGAATGAATCACCGGTTGTTGAGGATGCCACAACTGCCACACAGAATATCACGCCCAGGTAGGGATCTCCTACGAAGTAGGGCATGACTCCAAATAGTGTGATAAGACCTGTTGTTGCTCCCGCGGCTGGTATTAGGCCAATGATTAAGCCGTAAACAATACCCGCCATTAATATAGCAAGTTCCATATACTATCGATTTTTGGGGTTGATGTTGTGAACTTCCTTGGGAGCGTTACAACAATTATGTGTTTCTACTTATATGCTATACTATATACTTTATATGAAACTGAGTCAACGACAAAAGATGAGAATGTACTCACACCACGATCACGATCTGGATGTTGAGGAGGAGTTCTGGCCCATCATGGGCATACTGCTGGCCATACTGGGTGTGTGGACAGGCATCATACATCTCATAGATTGGTTGACCATAGACGCGATCCCATGGTGGATGGAACCATTCACAATCACGCCAGTGATATTTGTTATCATAATGAAGGAGCGATTTGATTCTCTCAATCCTCTGCACTGGTGGCCCATGTTCTGGGGTTACGAAGCCAAGTTACCAGAAGAGGACAGGATAACGATCAGACCTTTGGACACCGAAAGGATAATGGATGAGCATGGTGGTAGGTTGAACGTGTACATCGTAGACTACGAACATATCAAGTTCCGTAGGCGGAAGGATGCTGTTATCTTTGGTCTGAGATATTTCTAGTATAATTTCTTGATTCTGGATCGGGTGTTTTTTCCTAGAAGTTTGTAGATCTCTTGCGTGTCATTGGGTAATTTGTCTATGCTGATTGTTAGATTTAAATTGTGTTTGTAAATTAACAGGTGCAACAAGACTGCTTCTTTAAGAACGTCCATGCGGTAACGACCCAAATCTATTTTTTTGTTTGCAACAATGTTGTCAATTATATGTTCAATATCATTACAGAAATCCAAGTATGGCATCAATTCTGCACTCCATTTTTTTTGTGTCCTGCTCCAATCTTCTAATCGAGCATCAATGATCTGTAGATTCAAATAAGACATTGTGCTTTTAATTACTTTATAGCCATTTGTCAGTAGGTCGTAGAAATCATTGGTTAGAATTCTATCTGTGAAATTGTGTGTCTTATGATGTTCCCAAAAATCATAGGGCCTTAGACGAAATGCAATCGCTTCTCTGATACCATGGAACGTGGTAAGGTTATCCGGATAAATTTCAGGATCGTCTAAAATATCAGGCCAATAGTGTTTACAGTGTTTCTTGACTATTTCAAAGTCATTTTGCCACTTGTCTTGCTCGTAATCAGATCTAAGGAACCCTATAAGATGTTGGAGATTTTTACAAGACATATTGATTATTGGAATTTCACGATCTATCATGGAAAGTTGAAAGTCCTTATTCAGACTATGATATTCACGCAAAGTTTCAACCACTGGATAATATTTGATGTGATTAATGTGTCCGGGTGTGTTGTGTTGTGTGTCCAAGTAATGGTGACAATCTTTAATAGATGTAATTTCGTTGGCTATGAATTTGTGAGCAGTTCCACCGGAAAGTGGATTGTTTGGTATTTGTAATATTTTATTTTTTTCAATGGACTGGTATTTGTCGTTGCCGCTTAGATAATGGGTTGACCATATAAGGAATGTTGCACCCAGGTTAAACTGATCACATGTTACTGAAAATATCATTTTTGCGTTGAATTTTTTTTCCCGGATCTGAACACGGTGCCATGTTTGTTTTCGTAGAGGCTAAGTCTGTTGGAGAGTTCTTTGACGATCTGTTGATAGTCCGCCACCTGCACTTCGAGGTTGCCTATCTGAGCCCTTAGTAATCTGACTTCGTCCTTACTTGCCCTGTCCTGCATACGCCTTGTAACTTCTCTTCTTGGCCTTGTTCATAGAGCTCATCTTGATCCTGCTCTTGTTCTTGCCTTGGGAAGTCTTCTTGGG